AGACTTGCTGGATTTCAAGCTGACCATGCGTCATACGCTGGGCACGTACCTCGATGCGCAGAACTTCCCCGGCGGTAACCCCGACGCGGACTCCACGCAGGAGACCATTGAGGTCTGGTTTCTGGACCAAAAGACATCCGAGAACGGGTCGAGCGTGTCGTGGGAGCTTGCGAGCCCGGGCGACGTCGGCGGTGAATCCATCGGCCGGCAGATGACGACGCTGTGCCATTGGTGCCTCACCGGCGGGTACCGAGGACCGAACTGCAATTACACCGGCCCATACCGCGACAAGGACGGGAATCTGACCGACGATCCAGAGAAGGATGAGTGCGACGCGACTCTGGGGCGTGGTTGTGTCCCTCGCTTCGGGGAGGGCAACTCCCTGCCGTTTGGCGGCTTCCCCGCCGTCTCCTTGATTGCCAGGAGCTGACCATGCTGAAACACATCCTCAAGGCAGTCCAAGCACACGCCGCTGAGCAGTACCCGCGCGAGAGCTGCGGGCTGCTGATCAGCATCGGGCGAAAACAGCAGTACATCCCGTGCACGAACACCGCGGCTGATCCACATGAAGAGTTCCGGATGTCGCCGGAGGATTACGCCGCCGCCGAGGACCTGGGCGAAGTGATCGGCATCGTCCACTCACACCCGGATGCCACGAGCAGGCCTTCTCCGCGCGATTTGGCGATGTGCGAGGCGACGGAATTGCCCTGGCACATTCTCAGCTGGCCTGAAGGTGATCTGCGAACGATCGCGCCCACCGGTAATACGCCGCTACTGGGGCGACCCTTTGTGCACGGTGCGTGGGATTGCTGGCAGGTCTGCGCTGATTGGTATAAGCGCGAATGGGGGCTGGAGTTTGACGCCTTCAAACGGGAGGACGGTTGGTGGGAGCAGGCCGGTGGCCCCAGCCTCTACGAGCAATTCTACGAATCGGCCGGGTTCGAGCGCGTCGGCACTCCGCAGCGCGGCGACATGATTGTCATGGAAGTCGGGCGCACCAAGCACCCAAACCATGCCGGTATTTACCTCGGCTCAGATCCAATGCTGCCAGGCGAGTCGACTGCTGTGCACGGTGCCGGGCCGTTTTTGCTTCACCACATGTACGGCAGGCCCTCCGAGATCATCATCTTCGGCGGCCCCTGGCATGACAGAACCCGCCTGATCCTCAGGCACAAAGACGCAGAACAGTGAGCGGCGACGCCGCAGGAGATCGGAATGACACAGCCAGATCCATATGCACCGCCCATTGCTTGGAAGCGGGGCTTTGGGAGTTCTGAACGGAATCCGGTAGAGGCAGACGTGCAGAATGGGCACGCCGAGTACCTACTCAGCGGCCCGTATCGCATGGCTGAAGGCGCCAAAGTTGAAATTGTCGGCGGCAAGGTGATTTGGTCTGGCGGACGATCGCGGCCTAGCTGAGGTGGGCGAATAGGCGGGCGAGATCACCTCGCGCACTGAGGTACTGATAGTTCTCAGCCTGAATCAGTCCAACCTCGTGCATGCCTTCCGCTAACTTATCTCGTACGTCTTCAAATTTAAGATCTGCCTGAAAGCGTAGATACCGCGAGCTTCCTCTACGCCGTTCACAGCTAACTGGCGCGCTCTGTCTACAACCTCTTCACTGGTGGTGATCAGCACGTAAGGGAATCTGGTTTGATGGGGCTGCATTTCGACCTCCTAGGTCATATTGCCCCGGTCCATGGGCTTGTGGGCAGTGGATCGGGGGTTAGTTAAACCGCGAAAATCAAGAAGGGAGGGCTCAAACTTTCGGCCTGGAACACTGCATGCTTAACCGACAGCCCACCAGGTAGGTGTTCCATGAGGCAGAACTGAATCAGTCACCGAATGAATAATGCCGGAGCGAAGCGCCAGTTCAGGCGTAACTAGTTGGGCATTTCCTGAAATGATGCTCCTGATATCTAGAGGCTCTTCAGCGTCTGCCGTGCTTTTTTCAAAAATACTTACGTAGCGCTCTACATCGTCATTGAGAGAACCAGATATTTCGAGCAGCCTAGAATGATCCACACCACCAGCGTTGAACATCCAAGCCATCGGGTGCAGGAGAAACCTAGCGAAGTTCGATGCTGAACGCTGTTCTCCGGCCAAAAACACAATGTTGGCCATTGAGTTAACGCCACCGAGGTTGTGAGTATCGACAGGTATGGGCAAAGATTTGAGATACCCGTACATGGCGAACCCATAAAGGGTACTTCCACCTTCGGATGCTAAATGCAGACGGATTCGGGTAGCGCCCTGTCCGAGTGCTTGCGAGCAAACGCTCTGAACATTGCAACAGGCGGCTGGTGTTATAGGTCCTGAAAAATGAACCACATGGAGCGTCATATTTATTCCCTCCCTAAGAGAGGCGCAAAGCTACTACGACAGGATCCAATCCGGGTACTGAGCGTTTGTCCAGCGCTGGATGGGCACACAGCCCGGTGATACGCTCAGTCCTTTATCAATGAGGGACCATCATGCGAATTTTAGTTGTAGCGCTGGCGTTTGTTTTACTGGCGGGGTGCATGGCGCGCCCTATGAATGAGGTTCGGCAAGACGGCCCTTACAAGGTTTTGCACTCCAAGAAAACTGATAAAGCTCTTGCCGAATGTGTTCAGTACGAATGGCAGAACCAGTCTCTGTTCGGTGTCACGCCCCAAGCGACAATGCAGCCCGGCAGAGACGGTGGCTACACCGTATTCACTGCGGCTTCTGAATATTTCGTGGACATTAAAGAGGGCGAAACTGGCGCGGACGCTAGGTATTACGTGATAGCCAAAAACTGGATAGCCAGGGCACGGTTAGAAAAACTTCAATCTTGCCTCTAACAAAATCGACCCGCGTAGGCGGGTTTTTATTGGGAGACACTTATGTCGGCCACCTACACGCCGATCACGGTTATCAAGCTTTCCGGGTCGCTCGCAAAGCGCTTCGGAAGAGAGCACCAAAGGGCAATCGATAGTCAAAGTGTTTGGGAGGCATTTAGAGCGCTCAAAGCGACACTGCTCGGGTTCGATGAGGAGATCCGGCGACTGGATCGCTTAGGCCTTAGGTTCGCAGTTTTTCGAAACAGGAAAAATTCTGGCGTAGAAGCTTTCGATCTCGCTGGAACACGAGAACTCCGAATCGTCCCTGTGCTCGAGGGGAGTAAGCGCGCTGGTTCTTTGCAGACAATATTGGGCACGGTATTGATTGTCGTGGGCCTGGTCATCACCGGTGGTACGTTCGGGGCTGGTGCGCCTTTTGGGTCCGCGCTGATAACTCTCGGTGCTTCAATGGTCGCCGGAGGCGTGATTCAGATGCTCAGCCCTCAAGCCAAGGGCCTGAGTCAAAGCGCCTCACCGGACAATTTGCCTTCCTACGCGTTTGGCAGCGCCAAGAACACGACTGCCAGCGGCAACCCGGTCGCAATTTGCATCGGCGAACGCCGGTGGGGCGGGGCGATTATCTCTGCATCGATTCTCGCTGAAGACAAATCCTGATTCTGAACTGGAACAACCGACCGCCAAGTGGCGGTTTTTTTATGCCTGGAGAAAAGCATGGGCGCAGCTGAGCAAATCGACATCCGTGGCGCCAAAGGCGGCAGCAGCACTCCAAAGACGCCAACCGAGGCAACGGACAGCCTGCGTTCCACGAACTTGGCCAAAATCCTGATCGCGGTGGGTGAGGGTGAGTTTGACGGCGTGCCCACGGCCGCTGACATCTATCTGGACAACACGCCGATCAGCGATTCGAGCGGCAACGTCAACTTTCCTAACGTTAAGTGGGAGTGGCGGTCCGGCTCGGTTGAGCAGGAGTACATCCCGGGTATTCCATCGGTCGAGAACGAAACCACCATCAACGTCGAGCTGCGCAGCGACTCCCCGTGGGTCCGCTCGGTCACCAATGTGCAACTTTCGGCTGTGCGTGTCCGCCTTGCCTGGCCATCGCTCCAGCGGCAGGACGATGAAGGTAACGTGGGTGGCTACCGGGTCGAATACGCGATTGACATCGCCACAGACGGAGGCGCCTATCAGCAAGTTCTGAGTGAAGCGGTCGACGGTAAGACCACAACTCGGTACGAGCGCTCGCGGCGTATCGATCTGCCTGCGGCCACCTCCAGTTGGCAGATCCGCGTCCGTCGTCTAACCCCTAACCAGAACACCAACAAGATCGCCGATACGATGCTGGTCGCTGGTCTGACCGAGGTGATTGACGAAAAGCTCCGTTATCCGAACACCGCGCTGTT